ACGACGAAGCCCGAGTTGGTAACAGATCCAGGATAATCTCCGTTTTGACGAGCTAAACCGTCTCCAACGCCAAGGACGCGGAGGTAAGTTGCAGCCTGAGCATTTCGTAACCACTCAAGAACAGCGAGGGGTCCAAAGTGCTTGCTGTCAACGGTTCCAAATTTTGCCTGGAAGTCCGACAGTAAGCCAACAGTCACCGGTACGAAAGCGGGTCCCTTATTGGCTGTACCAATAACACCTGCTGGTATACCGACTGGTTGCTGTACAAGTGGACCCGAGACATCTATTTCATTTGCTGTTACGCCTGCTGCGCCTAGTTTTAGCTGTGCCATCTACGATGCTCCGTTCTCTGCTAACTTAACTATATCGTTCATTTCAAATTTCTCACACGAACTGGACACCCGAGTTCGTGACGATGAAGTCGATCGCAATGTATTCGATTGATCTTGTTGGAACAACCACGATACGACCGTTGAGACGGTTGAGATCGATGTCTTCTTGTGTATTGTTTGTTTCGTTCATCACGACCTGGAAGGCTTCAATACCTGCTTGCGTCTGAATGAGACCGAGCTGGAAGACCGCGTCTGAAACGAAACGGTTACGAACCGCTGGCGTGTTCTGTTCAAACACAATACGGTTTGCAATTCCAATTATTGTTCTCTTCACTTCAAGGAGGAGTCGACGGACGTTAACACGATCTAGAGCAGATTTGCTAACCTGTAGCGTCTTTTGACCATAGATCACGAATCCAAGACGTGGGCATGTTGCGATTGGATTGATACGTGAATCATATAGACGGTCTCTGTCTGACACGTTAAGACGAACAGAAACATTTGTCACGAAGTCCAATGCAGCTCTGTTAAAGCCGGCAGGTGCAAACCATGGATAAGAAACGCGGTCGTTAAACCCAAGAGCTCCAAGCGCTGCGACTGAAGCAGGAACCTTCACACGACGAACGTTGGTCGCATCGTCAATAAAGACATCTGGGAAGTACGTTGCAACATAGTTGTTGTCTAATGATCTCTCATCGAATGAATTGACTGTCTCATTAATGCTTGGTTTAGAAGTTGAATCATCGTATAAGCGAAGTCCATTGTCATCATATGACGGGATGTCCATCAAATGAAGAGCAAGACCATAATCACGAACCTTCTTTGAAGTAAGATCGTTGATGTATGGCTCACGAATACCGGGTATTGAAAGAGTGTTAATTCCAACTGAGAAAGTATCTGTCATAATATCAACTGCGGCATTATAAGAAGCAACACCGTTATTTTCAATTCCAACGCCAGAAGGTGCCGAGCCGAAGCCAGATGCAGAATATGTAGAAGCCGCGCCGCCAGTAGGCGCTCCAAACGTTGCGTCAAATGAAACTGACTTGTCATTAAGACGTCGAGCATCTCTATCCAAGTAGTTCACACCATCAAATCCACCATGCATGAAAGTTGTAAACTTCGTATATTGCGAAAATTTATTAAAGCTTGCTGCAGATGTCTTAGCAAGAAGAGTAGCTAAAGTGACTCTACCAGAAATTACGCCGTCAGAGACCGTGTAATCAGTTGAATCTGGCACTGCATTTCTAATATATGCGGTTTCTTTCATATGGGCTGCAGCAGAACCTGTAACATCATTTACTGATGTGTTTCTTAATGCAACCTTTGAAAGGCTGAACTTGTTATTGTTGAATGCGTCAACATTTGATCCAGTGTGAAGTGCATCGAGCTTTTCAATACCCATGAACGTTGTTAAAGAATCAATGAGGTTGTTCTTTTCAGATATTACGTTCGGATTAAGGACTTCATTATCAAGTAAAGAAGCGTTACGTTCAAACTTCACACCCCAGTACAGCGAAGACATTGTAACTTCCTTGGATCCCGGTGCACCGGCGACAGTTGATGTCGTCGAAACCTCTCCACGAGTCACTTTATAACGATATGGAATAGGTGGAAGAACAGACCCTGAAAGAAGATGTGTTCCAACATTTGTAAGACCTGTTCCTGCAAGACGAGAAGCTGCTGGTAAAGCTGCTAACGCGTTGACGTTGTTGTTTGTCTTGAGGAGAGACGGTCCGTGGAAACCAAACGGAAGAGCCGTTTCAGGAACGAGCTTCTTTTCTACCGAATCCGCCATCACAACTCTAACGTATCTTGACTTATTGTCATACTTTCCAGATGAGATGAGTCTACGTTCACGAGGATCAATGGCATCAAAATGATAAGATACCTTACGATCGCCAATAAGCTTAGCGATGTAGTTATCAGAATCAGGATCTAGAGAGCAGTTTGTGAACTGTTCGATAATAACAGGCGTTATATCGCTGTCGCTCCATTCGCGAATTTGAATATTGAACGTTCCGTACTTATTAGATTCGTCGGCAGATGCCTTAACATTTGCGATAGAGATCTTGTAGAGCTTATTAGCATATTCACCATCGTCAAGTGCCTCAAGCTTGAAAAGATCATATTCAACTTTTCCGAATGGTTGAGAAATAAAGAATGGGGTCTGAGGCGCCTTAAATCTTGTGTTGTAAGAGCCAAAGATCTCACGATAGGTAAGGGATGGATCTCCAGAAGAAGAATCTGTTAAAGAAGATCCAGACAACAACGCAACGTAGTTGCTGACAGCAACAGAAGCGACCTGATCATCGACTGCAAAGTCTGCTGCAAGATAGTGCTGGCTTGTGTAGAATTTATCTGGATCGCTATTAAGAACCTTTCCAAAATAATCGCTGGAAGAAGGGTCAAATGAAGCAGTGAGGATCTTGACTCCTGGTTTACCCTCATCATTGGAGAATGTCGATCCAAGAGAAGAAGATATAAGGATCTTGATTTTTGCTTTTCCATTAATAGACTTTGCTTGCGCTTCATCATTTATTAAGCCAACCGTACCCAACGCAGGAGCAGCTTCATCACCGTCAAGCACAAATAGACGTGCTGTATTTGGAATCATCACCATTCCGCGAATTAGGTTAACTTCGCTACCAGCTGATATACCTGGGAACGTGTCGTTATCGCTAAAAACGGGCATTCCGTAAGCTTCGTTCGCAGAGACCGTATGCTGAGCAGCTATGAATTGAACGACCTTTGTGTGTCTGCTATCCGCTGAAGCTGCTGTTCCAGGAAGAGAAAAACCTGCGCTTTTTACTGTTCCTTTCGCTGCAGTCACATCAAAATCGTTGATTGAAGAATTTGCTCCAGCGCCGAGGACCCTGAGATAGGTCAACGACGCACGATTCTTCAAGTATTCATTTGCAGCGTATGGTCCAAAGTGTTTGGGGTCTAGATTTCCGAACGTAGAAACAAACTCATCAAAGTTTGCAACCGTAACAGGAACAAAAGCTGGTCCTTTGTTTGCTGGTCCGATCACGCCCGCGGGTGTACCAACTGGTCCACCAACTACAGGGGCTGAAAGGTCAATTTCACGTTCATAAAAATTGGGAGATCTAAAAATCTGCTCGGCCATCACGGTTCTCCTTCGAAATCGAAATTCAAGCAATAAATATCTCGTAAAAAGAGATAAATCAAAATATTATTTTTTAAACTTAGGATTTGTCAGGAATCATAAGCTTTAACCCGGCAAGGTCAAGAGAAGAATAGACTGTTTCACCAGTCGATGGGTTGGTGTTAACAACTTTCACGTATTTAGTTTCATTTCCAATTGTTATTTTTTTATAAACACTCGGATTAATACCTCTAGGGTATCCTGTTAGAGCAGGGTCATTTTGATCAACATTCTCTTTTGCATTTGAAGGTTGTATTACCTGCTGCCTCCAACCTGGTCTTCTTTGATCATCTTTAACATTTTCTTTTTCATCTAATGGCAGAGTAGGATCATCACTTCCAAGAACGTAGTTGTTGGAAACTTCTTCGGATCCAGCAACTTCTGTGACAGACACTGGAGAAATTGAAAAGTCTATTATTGGAGAAGACACATAGCGTTTTACTGGGATTGGGACTCCTGGAGATGCAGAAGCCCAAATATAAGCTGGCACTTTTAGAGTGATCGTACACTTTATGTACCTTTCAGACGCAGACATATCGTCAAAGTTAGTTTCAATTGCAAAATTTCCACCGTCAACAGTTGCAATAAACCAATATCCTTTTTCCGTTATCAATTTCCATGATTGAGCTTGCGGAAGAAAAGAAGACATAAACTTCTCTATGATCTGATTCATATGCTGCGTGTACTGCGTCCAAACAGTTATCTGATAAGATGCTGTATAAAACTGCGGAGAAGGTACGACTATTGTTTCAAATATGTTGTTTCTTTTGTTCGAAAGTAAAAAAGCATCATTTCTAGAAACCGAAGAATTTCCTAAATCTCCAGTGCTTCTAGCTGTCACTATTGAACCATCGACAGCGTTTGATTCTTCAACAGCAACATTTGTTTGGTTTAAAATAAAAAGACGGTTTATTAAGTTCTGATAATTTCTATCAGATGAATCTAACCTCCTTCTTATTACGATCTCTCCAGTCTGCTGATTTATACCTCTTTTTGAAATGTCATCAAGAGCTTGAGAAACACTTTCTCTCATGATTGTAACAAGAGGTAAAATTAAAGTGTTCGTCTTGTCACGAATCGGACGACCCTTCTTTAACATCGCCCATTTTTCTCCTGCAGCGAATATTACAGGAACTTTTTTTACGTCTGCAGAATCCTGCCCTGCAACCATCGGTTTGATTTCTTTATCAAACAGATTAAAAAGAGCGACATCTACGTCTTCTATTCCGCAAGAAGGAATAGAAAGGTCAGAACGTAATCCATCATATCCTGATTTTACGCCATGAACTCCATAATTTACGTCGTCTTTAGCATTAAACCTTGTTGTCATTATGGTCAATCCTCATCATAAAAAGCAGGGCCCACGCCAGTAGAATCTCCTTCATGAGAAACTTCTTTAGGTCCAGTCAAAGGAGGGTCTAGAACGCCATTCTTAACAAGATCTCTAACGTCTCCTGTTGGGTCTCCATTTACGTCTTTTTGTTCACCACGTTGTTGAACAAAAGTGTCTTGAACAGCGTCTGGGTCTGTATATCGAATGTCGGTTGGACCGACCAATGACGTGTCAAACAATCCTTGACGAGACTTGATTCCAACTATTTTTACGCCATCCTTGTGCTCAGGCATACCGTAGATATTTCTCATGAAAGTACGATCAGTGATTTCATAAAAATTGTCACCGAAAGAAAAAAAGTCACCAATGTTAACGTTGATGTTTTTTTCCACAAGGTCTCTATGTTGAATATAGACTTCTATCTTATACTGAGCATCGACACCAAACTTATCGATCTTTGTTTCTGTTTGAAAATTATTGTCAACCAAAGCATCAATGATGATAGGATTGTCAAAGACTTTCTTTAATGCTTCATTATACACTTCGTGAGTTTTTGTCTTGATTTCAGAGATAGGGTAATAGATGATTTTTTGACCAATTACATCTTTAATAATCTCTTTTGTAATGTCACTAATAAAGTTGATCTCTCTTGGTGTTATGAATAAGCGCGCCATAATTTATCATCCAATTGTAATAGATTTACCAAGAGGCATCGGAATATACCGCAGTTGCTTGTTAAGATTCTCTGCAGCGAGAGCATCCTGCTCAAGAAGTTTAGCGTGAGTAAGACTGGCTAAAAATTCTTTCATCTGCGTTATTAGCTTTTCTTTGTCATCACGTCCAGTGCTTACTAAGCTTTCGCCATTTAGCTGTAAGTCTGCATTTGGAATCGGTATGCTTTGAAACTTTGACCTGATTAATCCAAGCAATTCTCTAGCCAAAGCTAAAGCATATTGACGTATCCATTGACGACCTGGCTGGTTTATCGTCGTATACGGTATGTTTCCTAATGGAAAAGAATTCGGTCCAGAAATACCGTAAATCGAATCGTCTGAATACGCGCTTGGGTTCAGCGGGTTCGTTGGAGGCATAACGTTAACATATAGTCTACCTGTCTGCAGGTCTGTAGATGGTACAGGATAAATCTTTAAATTTGACCCTAGTACTTCATAGCTGTAATTTGAACGACGCACTCTAAACGCCGATTCGAGCATTCCGCGGCGGAGGACATCTTCGAATATTGGCAAAACATAAAAGATCGTCGAGTTTACGTAAGACTCGTAATTAAAGTTTGTAGCTAAAAAGTTTGTTACGTTCGAAGCGTTCAACAAAAAATGCTGAGCTGCTAACGGTTCAAAATGAAAAACTTCTACAATTTTTAGCTTTCCTTTAGATCCAGAAGGAAGGGAATTATACACTACGTTGCTGTTTTTTACATCTTTTAACTCTGAATAGATGTTGTAGTCTTGACGACCCATTTCAAGATCAAAATACCCAAGAGTTGCGTTATTAGAGCCCCCTATAAAAGCCTCTGCCGCGTAAGGTTCTGCTTTACGAAGAAGAAACTCAAGAGATTGTCTTGCGTACTTGTTCGTAAAATCGTTTGATCCAGTCGGAAGACCAAGAACATTGGTCAATTCAGAAGTTATCTTTGTTTCATGGATTAAACGACTGTATTCGCAGCATGCTTCTTCAAAGCATGCCCAAATTTCTTTTCTAGTTAGCTCGACAGACAGAACATCGTCTCCAAGCTTTCGTTTAACAAATGTGACCATTGCGTCGGCTTCTGCCTGAAAAATTGAATCAGAATCAAAAAAGCCAAATGGTGTCGGATTAATAGTGCTATTGAAGCTGGGCATGTCCGCTCCTCTAGCAGATAAGTATTCTTAATCTAGGATATAATCCTAGACGAATTTATCTAAATTTGAATTGAAAATAGATCAGCCTTTTTTTGAGGCTTGGCTGATTAAAATCTCACGTATTAATTTTTTTAAAATTAATAAGTTTTCTTCTATTTCTTCTTCCTCTATCTTATCTTCTATCTTATCTTCTTCATCGTCTTTTTGCTGAGAATTTCTGATTAATGATCTTCCAGCGCTTGGAGGACGATATCCAAATTGGTTCATGCAGTTAAGTATCAATCACATTCCAGAGATAATAGCTTGAACTGCAGTCGCTACTCTTTCTTGAAGATCTTTCGGAAGAGCAGAAAGCAAAACATAAATTTCTGGCTTAAGATAAGAAGAAGGGGTTCCTCCTTCGACAAATCCTTCAATCATATGAACTCCAACTCTTAACGTAAGAGGAGGAAGGGCAGGACGATCTTGAATAATTGGTTGATATAAATCTACTTTTTGCATCATCATCCTTTCAAAAGGTTTGAATTTGTTTTTAGGGTTTCATTCAAAGAATGAAATTTTTCACAAAGTATGGTTAATTGTTCTTGAAGGCTTGAAACATCTCGACCTTGAGAACAGCACTCTTCAATCGTCATTTCTAAATTAACAATTTGAAACAATAATTCTTCTGTGGTTGCTGACATATTTTATTTTTCGTCCTTCAAAGAAGTAGGCGTTGGGTATAGACCATCGTTTATTGGCTCTTTGATCAGCTTAAGTTGATCTTCTAGAGCATTTAACTTTTCTTTTTCTTTTTTCATCCAATGAGAAAATTTCGATTGATTGCTTGAATCATCTATGATTGTCAAAGCTTCAAGGATAACAGACTCCATCTTGATTTTTACTTCTTTAGCTTCGATAGAAGCTATTGAAGTTATGCTGTTATACACAGCTAAAAATTGTTCTGGGTTCAATTGCACGTTCATGTTTCAACCTCTACTTCATACGTTTGATCAAGAGCGATCAAATTCGTCCACTTCTTAGGAAATTTTTGAACAGCGAACTCTACACGTCCATCAGCGCAATCTATACTAATTGATTTTCCTTTTCTTACGACTTGCGTCACATCAGAAAAGATTTCATATCCATCATCAAGTTCGATATCAACACCAAAAGTGACGCCATGAGTAAACTTCAACGTTCTTTTATCTTCTTGGTATTCTACCCTGACAGGGTCTAAGTCTAATAAGTCTTTTGAACTAAGACAATTCTCTGATTGCTTTTCTTCTTCTTTCCACGAACAATCTTCTTCAAGACTTTCTTCAGAATGAGAAATGACAAAAGAGTCATAACCATCTAAGTCTGGAAAAACATGAAGACAAACTTTCTGATAAAGAGAATTTAAACGCTCGTTTAAATCCAAATCCGTTCCAATTCCACCAGAAGCTTTTAAGTGAAAAAGAACCTGCAGCAAAAATGTTATTTCAGAATAATTCAGCTTCATACTTTCTCCTTAATTGCTTATGGCCAAAACCCTTAAAAAGTTTTGGCCATAAAGCTTTTTTTATATCACCAAGACTTATCAATCTGACGATAATGCTTTTGAAGTAGACGATAAAGTGTGCGGGCTTCTCGACCATCAAATTGAACAACTTGGTTGTCAGGAAAATCGATGAATAGACTCGTTGAATCAGTCCTTGTGTTTGTACTCACTGCAGCTGTAAAAGTTGACTCGTCACGACGAGTCGTCTCTGTACGAAGCTTACCAGTACGATCAAGACGAGTACGAATAGATGCGTTACGATTCTGTGGAATATGCTTACGATTCTTACGTGTCTTCATAAAATAACCTCCATTTTACGAAAGCATTTTTATTAAGCTTCCGTTATTATGGAATAACAATATTCTAAAAATGACGTAGTGTACAAACAACAATTTTTAAAATTGATCAGCCTAAAGCTTTTGCTACTTTTCCGGTCTCTGTAGACGAAGTTTTTTCTTCGCTCATCATCTTAGAAACAACAGACATAATCTGTGGCCAGTACTGTCCCAATTGACTTGAATTTATGTTGGCTGCTTTTGAGTCAATATCGTCAATAATTCCTGCAAGGGTTTTCAAATTCTTTGAAAACCCAGCCAAAGAAGTAGGCGAATTCTTAGATAAATCATTTAGTTGTTTTTTTTGCTGATCTGTAAGACTACTCGCGCTGTCTTCTGAAGAGACTGCCGCGGGATCTTTTTCTGCTTCGACTACTTGGCTCTCTAATTCTTCCCTAATGATCTTACGTAATTGTGACTCTGTGATCTTCATACTTCTAATTATATTACAGAATAAAAAGTTATTTTTTCTTACGAGTCGATTTGATTTGAGACACAAGATTAATCATTTTATCAACTTCAGTGATAGAAGACTCCAATTTTGACTCTAACGACAAAACTGAAATTGGGACTACACCATTCCCGTCTACGCCTGATATTCTCCAAGTCTTTACGGATCTCAGCATGTTTTCAAGTTCACCTTTAACTCGAAAAAGATATGCACCCACGTCCGTCGGTTTTAACACTGGTCCGGTCAACATGCCCCTCATCTATAAGTATTTACGATAAAAGGCGAATTTAAGGAATTAAGGTGTTGTCTGTATCAGAGTCTGTATCAAAAACAGTCTTATAGGAAGAGTTAGGACGTTTGTGCTTTAACGTTTTTAGAGTGACTCTTCTTGTTTCAACTTCATCGTTTGGTACAATTTTTTTAGTAGCCTTTAAGTCAGGTTTGTTGTCTTTAGTAGGCTCTAATCCAGGCTGGTAATACTTTTCCCAAACTTCTTTTGTGAAACCGTAATCTAAGAGAACCACTCGACCATCCGCGGATTTGCCCCAGTGTTCAACTATCGCGATGTCTCCTATCAACAGATCTGTAGAATTCATCGTGTTGACAGTGTTCATGACCAGCGGATTATCTGTCTCTAACCTTCCTGCTTTAACGTCTTTTACATCGTAAATAAAATCATCAAAGCTGATCCCAGCTGCAATTTCAAAGTCTCTTTCGGACTTAAACTCTCTCACTGAATCTGCCAACAACCACGTGTACTCAGGATCATAATCCACGATTTTTGAGATCATGGGCTTTGTCTGCGGGTTGGTAAAAACATCCATTTCAGTCTTGTTTTGTGCGATTCCTTTTTTATTGATAGCTATTTTAAGAACTTTACTAGAAGAAAATATGTACGCGGCACGGGAGGAACCTTGACCAAGCTTTTGGAGAAATGAATTTGCGTATGCGTTCATCTCTTTGATGTCTTTTAAAGACTTAAACTTACGAATGTCAAATTTGCTTCCAAAAGAAGAACTTTTTTTTGTGGTTCTAACTTTTTCTAGAACAAGAGAAACGTACTCTTTTATTAGACTGTATTTCATCAACTTAAGTATAGAGAGAATTTATTTTGAATTGATCAAACCAGGAATGATGTTTGGAGAATTTCCAAACTCTGCGGTCTTGTTAGAGTCTCCACGGGCAGTGGCATAAACTGCTGCAGTGGAAGAAAATGATGACATCTGCTCAGAAGTCTTGCTAGGATCGTCCATTCCTGTCACCGGATTATATCCAATTCCATTACGATTATTTACCTTGTTCGAATAGCAATGACCAAACCAACCATTCTTAATGTGCCCCTTAGGGTCCATCACATATGACCAGTTACAGGAATCTGGGGTTGCGTCAGGCCAGGCATTTCCTTGCAGAGGTGTGTGAGGTGTGTCACCGTAGGCAACAAGCACTGTGCTCTGATCTAACTTCTCGGTGGGACTCTCAGGATCAGACTGCTGCGACAAATAGCCATAGAAGCCATCCAGGGCCTTCCCTAAATGCTTCGTAGTATTCCTACCTTGGTTCATCAAGGTTATTGAATCAAATGTCACGTGAGGGTCTGTAAAGGTCGTGTCGCTGGTTGGTCCTGGAGATAAAGCAACGATGGCTGTCTTGCTGAGACCCAGAGCGAAGGCCTTTGCAACCACAATGAGAACTCTACCAAACTCTTCTATTCCGTTCCTCTGAGCAACGGTCATGTAAGAAGAACTAGAATTGAGACCATCTATCATCTCCTGAATTCCAAAGTCGATTAGGTCTTGGCTCGTCGGAGTCAATTGAGTTGCAAAGTTCAATCCGATGATCCGTGCAGCATTCTTGGTGATTGACATTTGAGGTAACCAAGTCGATCTTGAAGAAGACTTCCTCAGCCCGACAAGGGCCTTGTAATAAACTTCAAAGATGTCCTGGTCTACCTTGGACGCTAACGTGAACTGACTCGCAGCTGAATTAAACAAGTCGATCATGCCGTTGGCACTAGGAACAGTGGCAACTTCAGGAGCGCCTGGGGCTCTACCATACTTGACTGGATCTATTCCTAATACAGGAACGATCGCACCAGAACTTGCGGCACCTAGAGATGCCAAGGCCGCCTGCATTGAGGAATTTCCAGAAAGAACAGTTGCAGAGGTCGGAAACTCAGTATGAGTCTCATCTTTGCCTGACATCAATGCAGCCACAGGATACTTTGGAATTCCGTTGACATGATCAAAACAAGGAGCATGAGGACCATAGAAGAAAGACCTATCTCCACCATTCCATCCCTTAACCCCATTTGGAAGAGACGGCATGACATTTCCCTTACCCCACGTATATGTTCCACGATATCCATTACCAGGATTGTAACCGTACTGAGAGGTATAGAGGTAG